CGGAGATTGACCTGAAGGCGCAACAGTGGAAGATCCCGGCAGGCAAGATGAAGAAGCGGAGGGTTCATGTGGTTCCACTTTCAGACCAGGCCACGGAGCTGCTCAAGGAGCTGCAATACATCACCGGAAATGGTCGCTGGCTTTTCCCGAACACTCGGCGCCCTCACGACGTGATGAGCGCGACCACTGTAAACCGAGCGCTTGAATACCTGGGCTATCCTACCGGTCAGGTAACTGGTCACGATTTCCGGGCCACAGCATCCACCAGGCTTTACGAAATGGGCTACCCGGAAGCGCACATAGAAATGCAGATGGCCCACGCCAAGAGGAACAAAACGGCCGCAGCGTACAACCACGCCCAATATCTGGCCGAGCGGATCCGGATGATGCAGGATTGGGCTGATTACGTGTATTCACTGGGAGAGTCGAAAAACAACGTGGTCGGGATAAGGGCGGGATGAGAATCACCACCGACATGCTCCGCGAACTGGAGCAGGCCATTGCCCCTGACGCTAAAGCTGAGCTCAGAATCTATGCCGGCGGGTGCGATATTCGCGTTTGCTGGAAGAGTGGGCTGCGGGAGGCAAACCAGAACCTGGGGGCCGCTCAATTGGCCCAGATCGAGCAGTACAGGGATGAGAAAATGAGGCAGGCATGGGATCGGCTGATCGCCAAGTTCCAGAAACTGAGGGATGCTTAGCCGGGCCCTATATCAACCCGAGTGAGCACAGAAGGTATCCGCCAGCCTCGCTTCGCTCCAATATCTCAGATACAGGGTCGTCAAAGCCGCTTACCTCATTGAATGTGACAAGGCTGCGCTGATCAAACGCTACCGGATAGTTCATGGCTAAAGCCGTTATTGAATGTGGACCAGTGGTGTATGATGCTGCAGTCATCAAAAACTTACTGCCAATTTCCAGGGGCATCTGTGGAAGAACATCGATAGTGGTATTCGTGTTAGAACCAGTAATGCCCACCTGAGAAGCGATGTCTACTCCGTAACTTTTATGCGTAATACCTGACGGCAGCGTAAGGGCCTCGATCTCTTTTATGCGCTCCCCATTTCGCCAGATCTCTACTTTCTCTCTCATGGGCTCAGAATCAATGCTTCCAGAAGCGGTCAGGTATCCGCCGTTCGCATCCTGAGCAGTGTATGTGTCATCAATGCTCTCATTCAGGCTGTAGGTAAACCCGCCCACCACGACAGCGCAAAATCCAAAGCGGACATCGATGGCCAGTAGATTCTCGCCCCAGTCGATTCCTCCCCGCTTCTCTGACTCCGAGTTGGTGACGGATACACTATCCCCGGCACCGCCCCTGAGAGTTCTCATGTGCAGGTCGGTATTGATGAAGGCGGGCTCGCTTTCGCTGAACAATGTAACCGCATCGCTAGTGATGATCTCGAAAGCCGAGTCTCGTTGTACGCTTGTAACCCTGGTTCCTGTTGTGTCAAACCCTGGCCCCTCGATATCAATCCAATCGGAATCAATAGAGGTCACACTGCCAGACCGGCGCTCATAAGCAATGACTTCTCGATCCCCGACGTAGTCACAGTATATTGGCACGTCATGCGAGACGACTTGCTGGGAAACATCCACTGTTCCCGTCTTTATCACGGACGCAGGAGACGGCGGATCGCTATCGACGACATAGGTGTCAACGGTTGTTCGTGACCCAACAGGCTCCACCCTGGTCCATAGTTGCTCTAGCGAAAATCCGGAGTTGATGTCATACCGGACCAAGTCGATGTGCAGGTTTTCGTCATCTTCCAGATCGCCAACAATCGTGCAAACAGCCTTGGTTCCATCTTCAGAAAAATAGAAATGGCTCTGCGGAGCCATCCCTGCCAAAAGCGTGGTTTCGTGCATGAACTGTAGGAGCCCGAACGGTTGAAGCAAGGCATCTACCGTTATCCGAAAAACCTTAAAGGTCTGGCCAGTTGCGTAGGATTCGTCGGACGCCACCACCACGAGCCACCGTTGGCCACCTACGTCTTCGTATATGGAGGCGCCATGGACGTTGACAAATGCCCCCGCTTCAATCTGTTCCGACAGGTCAAGAATTACCTCGAGGTCATGGTAAACATTGGGGCCAGCTTTCCATGCCGCCAAGAATCCATTGAAGCTAACATCTATTTGGTCAAGGCGGTGCGCTCTACCAGGGGGGCCGTCCCAAGATAGAACAAGCTTTTCAGTATTGAACCAGTTTTTGTTTCCGTAGCTCCTGGCATTGCCGCGCTGAACAACCAGATCGCCCGAGTCCGGCGTGGCGGTCCATGCGCTGTTGGAGCCATCTTCGGTTCCAAGCGGCGAATTGATTTGACCATTCATATCCTCGAATGGCTCGCCATACGTCTTCTTTGGTGCTTGATAGGTGGGAGCGGGGCCGGCCTCCCATTTTGCCGGCTCGAACACAAACCCAAACAAAGAGCACGGAACCGGGTCTGATTCAAACCCGATGACCAGGGGGCCGCTAGAGGTAAACCGGACAACAACGCGGTCGCCTTCGGTAAAAGCCGAGCCATTACAGTCCATGTACACAATCGGAACACCGGAAAGAATATCGGTTTGATTGATTGGCAAATCCTGCGCACTGGAGGTCGCACTATCCAGCGCCACATCGCAAAGATCAACCTGGAGGCGGGTTATCTGACCGACACGATAGCGGGGCATCCACTTCTGGACACCCGGCAAAACGGCTGCGTTGAAATAGATCTGAGCGCCGGACTGGCCCAGGTTGGGAAACAGGGCTCCATCACGGAACGCATCGTAAGCGCCCTCGCCCCCATAGCCAGGCTGAATAACCACACCCTGGCCGCCCTCGTCATTAACATCCACCAGACCAACGTCGCCATTCAGGTCGAGCGTATAGTCTGCGCACCAGGCCTCAATTTCCCGGCCTTCTGGTACGGCCTCAAGTTGACCCCTGCGCTTTAGGGCCGACAAGTTCTCCGCGATCAGCTCGGATACCCTCAGCTCTGAAATGCGCGTGTCAGCTTGCAGCGCTATCAATTCGGTCTGGAGCTTTGTTATCTGCTCTCGAACGCCTTCTACCCCGGCCTGAAGGTCGTCAATAAGTAGATCGATCTCCCGCGCCTTATCCTCAACAGCAGTTTGAGCCTGCAGGAGCTTGAGTTTTTCAGTCGGGATATCAACCGCCAATTCGGCAATGCGCTCATTGAGCTTGGCGATACTCTCATTGATCCGCTCAACAGCCAGCTTCTGCCTGACTCGGTATCGGCCTTCGCCGAGATGGCTAACGATCTCGCCTTTTGACATTATCGCTCGCTCACTTCGCAGAATTTGTCGGTGCGGCTCACGTAGTAGTTGATGTAATCGGCGGTAAAGGTTTCATCAAGAGCGGTGACGGTCATCCCCGGCTGAAGGAATAGGTCGATATTGCACCGCACTCTGCGGAGGCCGTTGGTGACGCTGATGCTCCGAACGCCCGTCAGAACTCGTGAGCCGTTTGAGGCTGGCTTGTCCGGCATGTATCCGGACACCGTTATGGTGAGCGCTCTTTGCCCTCTATCCGGCCTCAGAGTATCGAAGCTAGACCTCATGATTTCATCGTACTGCACATGGCCATCGGCGAAGCGATAGCCCTTTTCAATAACGAGGTCACCGTTCTGACGGGCTGAAATATCGTCCAGATACTGGTCTGCAGCGGGTATAACGGCTTGAACATAGGATGATCGGCCGCCAGCTTGGTTTGTTGCCTGCCAGCTGGAGATGCCGCCAATGTACAGATTTTCCAGGCCATTCTTCGCACCGGTTATAACCAGTCGATACACTTCCTGCAACTGTGTAGGCGGCAACTTTGCCACCCAGTCCTGGAACGCGGCGCCCTGAAATCGGATCGGGAACGCAGCGTCCATTGAGGCTAGAACAGGATCGACTTGAACGCTAAACTCAGCCTGAATCGGCATTGTAGCGTCAAATTCTGCATCGTACGTGATCGGGGAAGTGTCGGTGATTAGCGGCTCAGAGTTTCCCTCCGTGTTGAGATCGCCCACTTCCGTGGCGGTTAGCTTCCTGCTCCATATGGCAGCGTCCTGGAATATGCCATCAATGACCGTGGTGTCTCTGTATTCACTCCCGCCATCATAATCGCTGGCCCCAATCAAACAACTATCGGTGGTCGAGGTAGAGTCATACACCTCGAAGGTTCCGGAGCCAGACAGCGTGTCCTGCAACGTCCCATTGATGTAGAGGTTGATGCTTGAGATGTCGCCTGTAACTACAATGTCGTACCACTGCCCGTCTGCGAAGGGATCGGTGATTGATCCATCTTCACCCCCGGCTCCCCAGAAAAGTGTGCCAACCGACACATCCAGGTAAGCAGCCTCAGAGAATCCCCGCCCAAGAAGGAAGAGAGACAGCGACATTACGTTGTATGTATCCTCAATACTGGTCCGGTGGTAGTAGCGAAACCGGAGCGTGATGGCGGAAAAGCTTTGCGTTACCGTGGCTTGATCGAGCTTTATTACCGCGATGCTCGTCCTGTCCGCGTATGTTCCGTCCCAGTTCGCGCTCAGATCGCGGCCATGCCCGGCAGGCGTTGCTACAGCGGTGTCGTCAAACTCCGTGGGCGACAATCCGCCTGAGGCGATACACTCCCCGCCCCAGCCTCCGATAATGTCTGCGACAGCCGTTCCTGACGTTTCCTCCATTGACCAGAAATGAATGAGGTCATCGCTCTGAGCCGCCAGGAGATCCGCGTACTTAGCCATCAGACGGGCATCCGGATCACGCCAGAAGTAAGGTTGACGGGTTCACCCGAAACAACCGTCAGTGGGCTCACGATAACAGACGCTCCGCTGCCAGAGCCGCCTGCGGACAAATACATTATTTCGGCGCCGCTCTTGTTAAGCAGTCGGGCCCAACCGGCATCGCCGCCAGTTGGCGCGGAATCCTCGTCGGTCCATCCGCTAAACGTAATGACACCGTTGGATTCCGTACCCACTGATGAACTCAAAGTGAACGTTGCGAGCAGTGTGTCGGTAATCGTATCCCCCAGGCTGGACGGCATCGTGCCTGTGTAAATCTCCATGACTGGATCGCTGCCAGCCCCGGAAACCAGATCGGAAAGAACGGCCTGGGCCAGTGTTTGTCCGAGCGATACGCGAATCTTCATTGATCAAGCCTCTTTTCAACCAGGAACTGGAACTGCGCTTCGCCGTTGCTTAGATTGAACGGGCCGGGTGCGCCGAGATAACAGCCTTCTTCGGTGGAAACGATTAGGCGCGGGTAACTCTTGGCCAGGCGCCTGACAGTCTCGACGGCCGCTTTACTGCGAGCCCTCCAGCGGATATCAAACGTCCTATCGGATTCCGAATAACCGAAGTCGGGAATTGCCGCGCCACCATCCAAAGTGGCGATACGATTGTTTCGGCGCTCAAATCCGGCCAAACCATCGGGGGAAACTTTTGTGAGAGACACAGTTCCATCCAGATCAAAAATCGGTGCACTTATGAACACATTCATAAGTTAAGCCCCAGCAGCATTTCTTCACCGTCCGCATTCACGCGGACCTGGAGTTCTCTCAAAATCTCAAACATGAAGGCTTCGAGGTGCGGCTGAAGCCCTGCCCCATCAACCTTGATCAGTGCATCACCGCGGGCCAGTTGGCGGGTTTTTTCCCGGATAAACTCGATCTCGGCCTTGGTGAGAGCGCTCTGATCGTCAAGGGCCTGCTGCCTGAACTCTTGTTCTTTTCGGATCTGACTGGCTATCTCGATCTGGGTTGAACGGCTGGCGTCATCGAATCCGCCGAAAAGGTCGGAAATGACGGAGCCGGTATTGGAGAACGTGTCACTGATCGTTTGTGCAATCGCCTCTACCCTGTCTGCACCAGCCTCGACCTCGGCGATGTCCAGGGAAACCTTGGCCTCGATCTGCTTAATGAACTCGTTACTGTTGAGCTCCAGAAGCTTGATCTGGTAGGCCTCGGTTTGCTTTACGACTTCCTCGGTTTTCTTCGCAGCATCTTCCAGCGCCTTGTTGCTGTTGACGATGGTCCCGGAAAAGCTGTTGATCTTGCCGCTTGTCTCGTCGTATCCAAGCTGCAGCGACTTGTTATTCTTCGCCAGCTCTTCGGTTGTCTTCGAAACATTGCCCAGGGCGCCACCGCTGGCTTCAATACTGCGGCTCAGCTCTTCCACTGCGTCGGTTATGCCCCGCTGAGAACCGCTAAACTCTTCCGTTTTCTTGGAGTTCTCGACGAGCTGGGCTGCATACCGGTTAAACTCCGCCCGCTGCTCTTCCGTGATTTCAGTGGTGTAGCCCATGGTTTGCCCCAGGGCTTGGTTCATCTCGTCATAGCGCCCGCTTATCTGACGGAGCTCTTCGGTTTCCTCGCCGAGCTTCTTCGCCTCGCCGGCCAGTGGTGCGAATGCCTGTGCGATCTCTCTCAGCTCGTCCGCGTTGAAGTACTCAAAAAGCCTTTGGCCGAGGCCGTCCAATTCTTCCTCGAAAATCTCATTGATGAATGAGCCCAGGCCAACACCACCGGTCAAGGCGAGACCAATCAGCCCGCCCTTCCCAGCTGTCGATGTGGCGATAGCCTTGATGCTGCCCAAGTTACCGATCAGAGCCTTGAAGCCCTGAGCACCCGCTAGCGCAGTGAGGCCCGTACCAATGGACTCAAGCCCGCCAGCCAGGCCTCCGATCGCCGGGAGCACTGTATTGATCGTTTTAGCCAGGCCAAGGATTTCGCCGGCGGACTTCTTAGTTTCCTCGTCCAGGGACTGGAATTTCTCGATGCCGGTGCCAATGGCTATAAATAGCGGCTCAAGCCCGTTGGCGATTCCTGCTGACACATTGGTAAGTGCCGTGAAGGCATCAACGACCTGCTGCATTGCGTCCCGCAACCCTTCAACGGTGCTCAGGTCGACATCGCCAAATACAGCGCCGAAAAGGTCTCCCAGCTCACTACCGAGATCATCGAATGCCGCCAGCAAGTCTGTGAACTCAAGACCCTCGAAGGCTTCCGGCAAATTCTTAGCAATGGTGTCGACCTGCTGCGCAAAGCTGTCCAGGCCGTTGCGCAGAGCCTCAAAGAGAACGTCTGCGTTGTCGCCCTGGATGGCCTCGCGGAAGGAGTCAACGAGGCTACTGGTGGCCTGCGTCACCGCCTTGGTTTGGTCGATATATTCGAGCCCGGCTGTTGCGGCGGCTGTTGTGAAGGCTGACCGCAGTTGCTTCAGCGCAAACTCTGCGGACTGTGTCTTAACCTCGAATTCCTCAAGCGCCGAGCCACTGGAGTTCAACGCAATCTGTAGTATTTCCTCGGAACGCTCCGCCCCATTCAGCACCGCAATAAAGCGGCTCATCTGCTCCGCGCCGGCGATAACCGTGGCAACGCGCTGCTTCTCGTTGTTGTCCAGATCCTGTGTGGCTGCGATCAGGTCATACAGAACATCCTTGGTGTCACGGCGCTGGCCATCGATCTCAAGCTGAATGCCCAGCTCGTCTTCAAGTAGCTCTTTACGTTCCTTGGTGGGTTTGATCAGGTTGCTGATCGCCGTTTTGAGGGCGTTGGCAGACTCTGTTCCCGACCGTGTGACTTCCACGACCGGCGTCAGCAAAGCCGCCGTCTCTTCGAATGAAAGGCCGAGGGTGTTGGCCACTGGGGCCAGAATGCGGAAGCCGTCGCCCAGCTGCTGAACCGAGGCGCCTGCTTTGTTTGAAACACCGTTCAGCACGTCCAGAAGACTGGCCGCCCTCGAGGCGGGAGCCTGGAAGCCCGCCAGCGTACCGATGAGAAGTTCGCTGGACTGCTGTGTGGTCAGGTCCGCCGCATTCACGGCCAGCAATGATTGCTCAACCAGCGTCAGGGAATCGCTGATATTGAAGCCGGCCTGCCGGAAATCAGCCGTGCTTTGAATGATGGCGTCAGCGCTCACGCCAAACCGTGATGACAGATCGCTGAATTGGTCTGAGTAGTCGCTGGCGCTGCCCTCGCTCTCGTCGAGTACCTTCTGCAGATCGATCAGCGCGGCCTCGAAAGTCACCGCTTCCTTGGTGGCGAAGGCCAGAGCTGCGACACCGACAGCAACCAGAGCGGCATCCAGCTTGATAATGCTGTCCGTAACGCTCGCCATGGGCCCGGTGATATCTCCAGCCTTGTTGACCAGAGAGTCCAGATTGCGGCCAACGGAGGTAATCGTTGAGCCCGTCTTATCTACACCACCGAAAATGATCTCAACGGTTTTTGTGGTATCGGCCACGTTTCCTCCGGGCATAAAAAAACCCTGCCGGAGCAGGGTTCTGTGGGATTCGTTTGTTTATCTGTCTACCGGCACAAATTGTCCCGGTGCATTTCCTCGCGCTTTATGTCTCTTTCAAGACTCGTCCTTTCACTGATCGTGTAGCCTTGGCGCTTCAACTCTTCCATATCCTCGTAGAGCAGCTTTATTCGATTGTTTATGCCTGTGCAGACATAGTTCGGGCGCTGCTCTTCGTCATCCTGGAGGTCAGCCAGCGTATCCACGTATTTCTGTCGGGCCTTCTCCATTCTTTTTTCGGACTCCCGCAGCTTCCTCTCCTCGAGCTCCCGTGCCTGCCTGATAATATCGGACTCGGGGGCCGGTTCATTTGAACTTGCAGAACTAGCCCGAATCTTGACCTCTTCCTGTTGGCCAGGCGGGGGCTGGGTGCCGAAGTGAACATTTCCCTGGGCGTCCGTCCATTTATAGACCTCGGCGAAAGCAGGGAATGAAAATGCGGTGAGCAGGATGAGAATTAGGCGCATGGCTACCTCCGTGTGATCTACCTAGTTTAGGGTAGCATAGGCCTTTTACGCAGACCTCCCCGGAAAAAGGGGTTATTTTTGCCTGTACCACATGCCCCACAAGCTCATTTCTGTCTCAGTGAGATAGCCCTCCGGAAATACATCAGGCCGCGTCTCGTAGAGGTAGCGGCCTTTTCTGTCTGCAAGGGCTAGGCTTGCTTGGATGTGGCTTTCTTTCCAGAGGGCTTTTGCTTTACCTGGGCGACCTGCCCTTTTCCGGTGAGCGAATAGATTGCCCGGGCGACCTGGCCGAACTCGATTGGAAACGCCTCGGCAAGCTTTGTCACATCATCAAGCCCCATTTCCGGCTCAACCATGCCGTATCGTACGTGGCACATCTTTCTTGCCAGCGCCTGAGGCACCTGGTTGCTACCGACGCCGAGGCCGTCCAGCAACCCTTCCAGTTTCTCCCTGGAAGTGCCTGCCAGCTTTTCGGCAACACCCATGAGCACCTTGCTGCGATCGCTTTCCTCCTCTGCCTCCGCCAGCTCGGCCGCAGTCAGGCTGCGTATTTTCACAACACCGTCGCCGAAGCCCGCCTCCTTCAGAGCCTCCAGCGTGAGCTCCATCTCACGCGGGGCGAACTGAGCCTTCTGGAAGGCCTTCAGGTCGAAGCCAGCCATTACGCGGCCACGTCCGAACCATCAGACTCGGGAGAGATGGTGCAGGATGCCTGAATCTCGTCACCAGCAGGGAAAGTTCGAGCGATGCCAAGCTTGCCCTGATCCAGCCGGTAGTTGCTCTGGAACTTGTTGGGGAAGAACTTGAACCACAGGAACTCGTTTTTCAGGCGCACAAGGCTGTCACTGATACCGTCATTCAGGAATGCGGTGAAGCTGCCCTGGTTCAACGTGGAGCTGGTTGAACCGATAGTGCTGCCGTAGATCTGCGTGGAGCTGGTGCTGTGAGAAGTCTCCGCCGGCACGTAGTCGGTGCCTCGAGGAACATCTGCAAAGATCGGCTCGGCGTAGGAGGCGAAAACTTTCTTCGGTACGGTGGCGGTGTGAATCAGCGGCAGAGCTGAGTTGAACACAACGTTGCCGTTACGGTAATCCACTTCCCAGATCGGGAAGTCATACCGCTCCTGGTGAACACCAACCACCTGCTTGATATCAGCGGCAGTGACAGGGGCTGCCGTGGTACCAGCAAGACGCACCTGGCCGATCTCGATCTTGGTCACTGCGATCAAGGCGGGGCCGCCAGCTGCGGCACGAGTCTCGCTAAATGAGGTTGAACCGGTACCGGCCGCTGCAGCGATTGTTCCAGAGCTGTCTACAGTGATCGAGTGGACGATGTGGGTGTTGCTGGAAACGGCGCGAGAACAGGTTACGTCCGTTGCGGCCGAGAAGGCCACGAGCTGTCCGCCCACGTATGCGGTACCGGCTGACACGTCGACCACGTTGTCGTCACCTGACGCAGCGGGTGTAACCACACCGCCCGTAATCAGGCCATCAGGGCGAATCACCGGCTCAAAACCGGTACGACGAGACCAAAGGGCCGCGCCTGATTCAAAGGTAGTTGCATCGCCAGAGTCAGTCAGCGCACTCAAAGGTGACTGGTTCTGACCGCCCTCGTATTGGATCTTTGCATTTTCAGCGTTTGCCATGGTTTTCTCTCCGGGGTGCTGATGCCCATATCGGGCGGTTTACGAATGGTTCGGGCACAAAAAAGCCCGCTCAGTGGCGGGCTTGTTCTGTGTTTGGTTGGTGGTTATTGGGTGTATGGGCTTGCGCCATCGATCTCGTAGACGATCTGAAAAGCCGCCAGCACGGCAATTTCACTCTGACCAGACTCCGGGTAATCAATTACCGAATCTGAATAGTTTATCTGCTCGCACAGACCTCCAAGGGTTGGGTCACTGCTGAGCGCGTCATTAATCAGCTCGGCCAGCATGGTGTTTCCCTGGGCGCTCTGGTTGATCCCTCTGTCTACCTTGTCCATGAAACCTACATTCAGGTCCATCGTGAGGCGAAGCCTTCCATATTGAAGGCGCTCAGCGGACTCCGACGCATCCCACACCGCTCGGGCCGGAAGGTCACTACTGCCATCTAGTTGCACGGCTCGGTCAGCGCTGATACGTGTTGCGAATGCCTGAACAATCTGCTCTCGGATACTGTCTGGCATCAGAAGCCCCTCAGAACTGCATCAATCTGTTTGCTTACTTGCTCTTCCTGGTATTGAGCCAGCGGCTCGCCCAAATCCTCTTTGATGTTGTTGAACACCTGAGAAAGCGAAGGACCACTAAAGACTTTTATCTTTCCGCCATTTGGGCCAGGTGATGACAGTCTCGCAGCGATTGCCAAATTTCGGTTCTTAAGAACGATGTAAAATGGTTTGCCGGAAACTTCGTCGCCGCCGGTAACAATCTTCGAACCGTCGTTTGGGGAGACTCTGACTTTTATGCCTCTAGGCGGATTGTCTGGCGGCCTAATCCACCCGATGTCCGGGTTTCTGGCCTGGGCATTTGTAGAGAACCGGCTAAGCAATATGCCACGGCTTGGGGTTCGAACCTTGGCCTGCAAAGTTCGGTAATTCGCCTTATCAACTTTCAATCGACTATTTACGTATGAGGCCGACAGTTTCACCTCTTTCCGGATCGCCTTACTGGCCTCCGTTCGGCCCTTGGTGGCCGTCTTGTTCAATGCCCGCGTGAGGATTTTGGGCGCCTCTTTGCTGACGCCATTCAACAGTAACCGGACATTGCTCAGGCTTGTTTTATCAATCTGCACTGACGTCATTGCAGCAGCACCCTGAGAACGTGGCCATCATCGCTGGCGAGCTGGTCAACCGTGTACGTGTCTGCGCCTGATTGGATGGTATGGCCGCGTTTTGGATCTGGAACCTCGGATTTGATCAGGCTCGCCACGTTACGTCGAACCGGAACCGTGGTTTCGTAGGCGCTGAACTGCTCCACATTTTTCTCGATGATGACGCGGGTTGGATAAGTGTTGGCGGCGCCATCTGTGTAAACGCAGGCATCGCCCATCACCTCGAAAAATCCGGGGTCGGCATCGATAAGCAATTCGTCAAAATGACTCATAGGCGAAAAGGGGCCCGCAGGCCCCCGTCCTTATCAGTTGACGGTGTTGGCGCCAACGTTGATTTTCACCTTAACGGTGGTGTCGCCGTTGCCAGCAGCCTCGACTGCCACACAGCCATCTGTCAGATCGCCAGTGGCCGGAGTGGCCTGGTTGACGTCGAATGCGCCGGCGGAAACATCCCAGTTCACGGTTTCACCAGCGCCAATTACGGCAGCGGATACCTTTGGCAATTCCCATACGCCTTCGACAGAAGCGGGACCTACGGCGCCGTTAGCAACATCCGTGATCGCAACGCCAACAAGGCTGCCGACCACGACAACAGCACCAGAGGAAATATCAGCACCAGCGGTGAAGTCGATAACCTCGCCCGCCTGAATGTAATTTTTAGCCATGATTCAGTTCTCCTGAAATTCAGAAAGCGGGCCGAAGCCCGCGGGGTTGGTTTAGCCGTTCTTCGCCATGGTGCGGTAGTCAAGAGCACTAACGCCCGCATCCATCCGAACCTTGAACTCAACACCATCAACCTTCCAGCCGTCCTGCTCTTCCAGGACCGGCATGGAGTTGCCGTCGAGATACGCCACTTCGATGGTGTCGTGAATGCCACCGTCTGCAGTGCCAAACCACTTGTCAGCACCGAACGTGTCAAGGCGGGAATCCGCGACAACATCAAAGGTGCCGCGCACGCTGTTGGGGACGGTGTTGTTCTTCGCGGAGGCGCCAACCTCAAACTGAGAGTCGCGGACCACGTTGGCCTGCCCTTCCAGAGCCATCGGCACAAGCAGGTGTGCCAGACGGATGTTCAGGTTGGCCTTGCCATCCTTCTGAGTGCCCATGGCCACGCGCATGGCGTCCACCGCAGAAGTGGTAATACCGGAAGCCGACAGCAGGTTGTTGTGGCTTGCGTGGAACAGTGCAACACCGTCGCTCATGTTCGGGTTACTGGTCAGGATTGCGTATACCAGGTCCCCAACTGTGCGCAGTGCAGCGCGACCCATGCGATTCGGGATGCGGGTGAATGCGTCCAGATCATCGTTGATGATCGCCTGGCGGGTGATGCTGAACAGCTTGCCGTAGGTTGCCAGCTGGATCTGCTCGGCACGCTCGCCCATGGTCGCGTACTTGTACTCAGCGCCTTCCTGGACCTTATCCAAGGTGGGAAATGCGTTGAGGTCAACGCGAGAGGCAACCTTGAAATCCCCCAGCTGACCGGTGCGGGTCCACTGCTGGAACGTCTCGTTGCTTTCCTCGGCGCCGCGCAGCATGGCTTTTTCAGCCGTGTTGGCGAGCAGCTTGCTGAAATCGCCAGAGCTGTGAGTGAACGCGGCCGCTACAATATCCATCTTGCTCATGCCGCCAGTGGATACGGCGCGGGCTTCCAGGCAGGACTCAGCCATACCGAGCAGTGTCTTGCCACGATAAGCGTTCTCGCCAACCTCTTCAGACTTCTTGAAGCCGGCACGCATGGCAACCACATCAGCCATAGCGTTGACTTTGGCTTGGTTACCTTCGTCGGCAACGAACACGGAGCCGGAAGGCTTGTGGTCTTTGCCGAGTTCGGCCAATAGTTTGGCGCGGGCATCCTCAACCCCGCACTCAACATCGGCGATGCACTCGTTGCGCAGTTCGATATGCTTCTCGAAGCCCTCGAATGTTGCGTTGATGTCGGTCACACGCTGCTTTTGCTTGGCTACAAATTCTGCCGAAACGCGGGCCTCGATGTCTTTCTGGTCAACCGGCTGATCGGTTGCTTGATTTTCTTTAGGCATGGTGATTTCCTCTTCATGCTTTGCGACGGGATTGTCAGCAACCGCTGACGGTTCGGTTTTCAGTTGGGTGGGTGTATTCTGGAATTGGGCCAACTGCTCAAACTTCGCGCAGGCGGCCATCGCTACCTCTTCTTCCATCTCGTCCGCGAAACCCATCTCTACGGCATCTGCACCAGTGAGCCAGGTTTCGGCGTCCATCATTGAGCTGAGCTCTTCGTCGGTCATTGCCGAACGCCCGTAGGCGGTCAACAGCGTTCGCTTGATGGTGTCGAGAAGATCCGCGTCCTTTCGCAGTTCCTCGGCGTTTCCGATTGATACCGTCCAGGGGTTGTGGATCATCATCAGCGCGTTTTCCGGCATGACGATATGGTCGGCAGCCATGGCGATAACTGAGGCCATGGATGCCGCCAGCCCATCGATGTGCGCGGTTACCTTTGCCTTGTGCTGTTTCAGCTGATTAAAAATGGCATTGCCATCAAAGACGGAGCCACCTGGGGAGTTGATGCGCAGCGTGATCTCGCTAACTGCACCCAGTTCTTTTAGATCGCTGGCGAACTCCTTGGCGGAAATCCCCCAGGCACCGATTTCTTCATAGATCAGGACTTCGGCAGCGCCTCCGCCCATCGCTTTCATTGCATACCAGCTTCTCGGCTTAGGCATCGTTACCTTCCTCCTGAAACGAAGAAGCCCGCTCAGTGGCGGGCTCCGGTTCGATTTGAATGTTTCGATCTCGCAACTTCGTTTGCCATTGCTCAATCTGATCCAGCACCTCGTCAGGGTTGTCTCCCCGGCTGCGGATGATCTTTTGTGGGCTGGTAATTCTCAGGCGCAAGTTGGCCTCATGGCCTTCCGCCTCTTTCTTCGGATCAATCCACGGCATGGCTGGCGTGAGATAGTCCACGTCGAACAGAGTTTCCCGGTCGACCTTTGGCGAAACACGGACTTTCCCGCTCATGACCGCTATGCGAACAAAGCGGCGAACGACCGGCGCCACGAAGTCATCAATGAAGTCGATCGATAGAGATCCATAATTTACCCACTGCTCAACCAGTTCCTGACGCTGCGCCGAGTAGGTGCCGTCGTAGTTCTTGCTGATGGTCGAGTATCCAGAACTTGAGCCGCTGGCAATGGCCTTCAGCATTGAGTCGCGAAAGGGCTGCAGCAGTGCGCTTGGCCTATTGCTTTGCAGCGTGCCCACATCTTCACCAGGCGCCAGGTTGTCAAATACGACACCCGGCGCGAACTCGAAGGTGCGCTCTTCGTCATCACTCTCTTGGTCAACGCCGTACATATCCGGCGTTCCTTTCTTTACGTAGGCCGCCATCGCCGCACTGATCCGGGCCGCGACTCGCTCGGCTTCCTCATAATCTTTCAAGTCGTTCAGCCGATTCATGACCGCTGCAAAGATCGATACGCCCCGGTTCTGCCGAATGCGGTCTGTCATCTTCAGGTGATCGATATCCTCGGCAGCGATCCGGCGATACTTCATCCTGAAACCCAAGGCTTCGCCCGGGTGCTGATCATAGATATAAGTGAATCGCGGCTGGCCCCACTGGTTGCGCTCAACTCCCTGGATGATGCCTTTGCTCAGGTCGTTAATGTCTGCAATGTGATCAGCCTCAAGCAGCTCCAGCGAATAGG